GTAATTGTTTCTGTTGAAGCTCCGCCTGATGAAGGGTTTTCATTAGTTACGGTTAAACTTGCATTTGATGTGTCTTGTAAATCACTACTTAAACCTGTTGTACTATTAGTATATAGTTTTCTACTAAATGCATTTATTGAATTAGAACTAACATTGTGTTCTACTGCTCCACCATAATTATAAGTTACGGTAAGTGTTGTATTACTTGGTGCTAATCCAAATGTTTGTGTTTTTAAGAAATTACTTGGGTCAAAACTATCATCTAATCTTGATATACCTAAACCTAATCTTGAACCAACATTGTCTGGGTTTGGAATTATATCCTCGTCTGCATTATCACTAACACCACTACCAAATCGTAATTCCATTTTATTGTCATCACGAACTCTTGTTGTAAATCTTCGAGCAGTCTTTATAAGTTTTAATAAATAAGGAGCGTCATTTTTAAATTCTGATAGTTCGGGGTCATTGAGTGTTGTATTTTCCTCATCTTCAAATACAGTGTCTTGTGCTAAAAATGGAACCTCATAGTATTTGTTATTATCACTATCAACAACCTCAACGATAGAAGTTACTTTATCATTGGATAGTACAATCTTATCAAATTCTTTTGCATTTGTAAATGTAAATGTTTCCTCTTCTCTATCACCAGATTGTGCTAAACCTCGTTTTTTTAATCTGAAATTAGTTGGATTTGTTCCTGATGTGGGCGGTAATACTTCTATCTCCATAGTATCTAATGAACTTGATACTTTAAAATCTATGTCATCTAACAAAGTAAATTCTGTACCATTTGTTGCTGTAAATGTAGAGTTTGCCGCAAGTTTACCTGCGTAGTCTAAATCTGCTTTATACTCACCATTTTCTAATTTGGAAGGAACATCTACCGTGAAAGTTAGTTCAACCGTTGAAGGTGTGGCTAACCTTGGTTTGTATCCATATGATTGTGCAATTGATAATACATTTTTTCTTTCTTCTGCGAATTGAATTAATGTTTCTCTGAACTGATTGTCAACATAGTAATTCAATACATCTCCAACATAAGCAGCCATTTCAACAAACATCATACCTGGTGATGCTTCATTGAAATCATTGTATTGTGTTGGGAAATATGATTTCGCAAACTCAATTAGGTTTTCTCTAATGTCGGTAAAATCTCTACCGATATAGTTGAGTTCTTTTTTAACTACTTTTTTATTTGTTCCGTAATCGGGCATTTCTAATCTCCAATTCTAAAGTCAAAGTTTAATATTTCAATTGTATCTGGATTTAAAGGAACTGAAAATTCTACCTGTATATTGACTTGATTTTGTTCTTGTATAGTGAATACATTAATTATATTGATATATGATAAAAAAGAATCAGTAGCTGAACGAATAGCTTCTTCTATTCTATTTGGAATATCTTCACCTTGTTCAAACACAATGTTTTTTAATTGTGAGCCAAATTCTGGCTGAAATATTCTTTCACCAGGTGTGGTTAGTAACAAGTTTTGTAAATTTGCTTTTGATTGTTCTAAGACAGTTTTCGTTTTATAAAAGAACCCCTCAGGACTATGGTCCAGTGGAAATCTTATTCCGACATACTTGTCATCGTTTCTATCTATTTCTCTTACACTTCTTGCCATTATGGTCTAAACCCACCTTCGCCTTTTTTCTTATTGTTTATCGCTTTCATTAAACCAGAATAATCACGAGTTAATGCATTCTGAACATCTTCAGGAACTGCGTCTACTGAAACACCAGCTTTCTTGATTGTATCAACTGCTGCCATTTCTCTCGCTCTTTCTTTATTCTGTCCTCTACCTAAATCTCCGTATCCTAATACTTCTGCCATATTATCACTACCTAATACTCCACCGCCTAATGTTGGATATTCATCATCTTCCATAGGTGCTCCTAATGGTTTGGTTTGATTCAATACTTCATTTAACGCTGTGTTTTTTGTGTATTGTTTTTTAGGTTTATTGATAACCTTTTTAGGTTTAGGTTTAGAAATCGTTTCTGCTAATTTGATTTCTTCTTTTTCATTAATAAATATCTCACTTAGTTGTTTTTTGACTTCTTTACGGACAACTAATTCAATAATATTTCTTAACTTATCTTTATTCATTATTTACTCCTATTCAACATCTACTTTTTTACTTAAGTATGTTCTATCGTTTTTAATTCTGTTTAGGTCCACATTTTCCTCTGTCAATTGTGCAATCAATGTTGCATTAGGTGCCGGACTGGCTACCTGTTCACCTATCTCAATTAGATTGTTTTCTATTTGTTGATTTAAAATTATATCAACTACTTTTATAAAATCCTCATTTCCTAAAACGGCAGGTGGTAAGTCTCGGCCACCACCAATTTCTATTTTTCCGTTTGATGAATTAATTTGTGTACTTCTTAAAGAAATAATACGCTGTCTTTGAGAAACTATCGTTAAATCTTGAGCTTTTGCATTACCAATTCTAATGTCTCCATCTCCTGAATTATTTGTAATACTTATATTATTTTCACCAAAAATATTTACATCATTAGAACCACTCACAATAATATCATCACTTGTGGAATTCAATGTAATTCTATCTGAATTTAAATATAATTGTGGTTTAGTAAAACCAGCTACATCTTCATCAGTTGTCAGATACAATGAGCTTTTATCTAATGTTAAGTCTTCAATACCAGTTTGACAACCTGCTACAATTTTTATGTTTCCACTATTCAGTTTATCATCATTACCTAATCTGATTGAGTTTTTAAATCTACCCTCAATCATAGTATCACCTTCAGAAAATAATAATCTACTTGGATTATCATTAACAAAAGTATCGCCTTGTTTAAATGCACTCTTTCCAACATTATCAGAATTTAAAACCTTGGTATCCTCACCGACAATACTTGTATTATCATTTAGTCCACTTATGTTAAAATCTTGTGAATTTACTTCTTCTGTATTTTTAGCTATCCTACCGAAATAATATCTTTGTCCCTTAAAAGATAAACCAAAGTATACTTCGCCAACTATCGCTTGTTGTTGAATATTAGAATCTAATGGAAGATATTCTAAACACTCATCAACACTATCTCCTTGTTCTGAATAAACATATCTACCAATAACTGCACCTGGTTGTGATACTTTACTACCCTCTCTAAAAATGTCTAATACTTCAAGTGGTTCTAATTCATAAAATCTATCTGTGGTGGCTCTTTGTTTTAAAATATCTTCTAACTCTTTTCGTGTGATAAAATCGTTATCAAATACTTTATCTACTCCACCACCGAAATCTGTTTCGGTTCTTGCCATTTAATTTTCCTTACTGATAGAACTTTCTATTTCGTCTTTTTTGATTTGTAACTCTTGAACATCGTTTTCAATAGCGTCCATAAGTTGTTGTTTTTCATTTTCAGATAAACCAAACTCATCTCCACTATCCGATATTTTCTTTTCTGCTGCTGTA